TCAACAAATCATTCGGGTACTTTTGATTGACACCAGTGGTGGATACTTTACTGCGAGGTACGACCCAGTGTACGCAAAAACTTTAACTGTTAACAAAGGTGTAGACAACGTGCTGTTGTTTGAATTCATCAATCAAGATCAAAAGCCTGTGAACATTACAGGCAGCACATTTCGCTTTAGATTGCTGAACCAGACTGGTGATGAATTGCTGATCGAAAAAGACATGACTGTACTTAGTGCCAGTTTGGGCCGGGTCAAAGTTGTGCTGGACACAGCAGATACCATCAATATCTTGGCACAACCCGGCAGCTACAGTATTGAACGCACACAAGGAAACTATGTACAGGCTGCATTCACAGACGACAATGCTGGCGCACGAGCCGACTGCGATATTGTAGATAGTGTTTTGCCACAGTTCATGGCCAGTCAACCTGTGACAATACCCACAATAAACGGCAAAAATTCTTGGCCACAGCCCGGACCACAAAGCTGGCCAGACTGGGCATTGAACCCACAGCCACTGTCACGCAATTATCTAACAGAATACTACTCAAGCCATATCGACACCACAGGCGCTAGTTTGACCACCATCAAGTATGATTTAGATCATTATACTGGTACCCTCAAAGTGCAGGCAGCCCAAGACTACGAATCTGTTTGGGTAGATGTCACAGAAAGCCGTGAGTATTTTGACGAGTCTGGAACTTTTTACATCAATATACCAGGTTTCCATCCACTGTTGCGCCTGGCCATTAACAACAGTCAGGGTTATGGTGCAAGTGCAACTGCCACAGTGGTAGACGGTGTTGTTACGGGTATTGCTGTGAACAATGCTGGCTCAGGATACATGGCTGCACCTTATGTGCAGATTCTGGGCAACGGTGCTGGTGCCACAGCCATTGCTGCACCATTCGTCGGTCCCAGCGGCATTGGACAAATCACTGTCACAAATGGCGGTTCTGGTTACTTGCCGTTAAATTACGGTGGCACCGAAGCACAGGCCGTGACTGTGCTGATCACAACTGGCTACGTTACCAATATCTTTTATCGTTAAACATTGCATTTGTATGACAAATCTGTTATACTCAACAGATGCTTGATATCCTCGCTTACTTGCCTGCAAAAAAGAAAACAACACCTAGTGGTTGGTTGAGTTTCAATGCGGTATGCTGTCAGCACAATGGATCCACACACGACAAGCGTGGACGTGGTGGTCTCAAAGCCTCTGAACAGGGTTGGAGTTATCACTGCTTCAATTGCTCATACACAGCCAGTTTTATACTGGGACGCAGTGTAAGTTATAGGGCTCGAAAACTGTTGGGTTGGATGGGGGTTCCAGAAGTAGAAATAGAAATGCTGGGATTGGAAAGTCTGCGGCACAAAAATATACATGGCATACTGAGTGAACGACAGCAAGTTTGGAATGCCATCAGCGACATTCAATTTGGTGAGTTTGATGAGTTGCCACCATTTAGCGAATTGGTCACACCTGAGCAAACAATTCAGTGGAACTACCTGCGTACAAGAAAGGTGCCTGAGGACTTTCCTGTACTCACAGCCGAAAAGAATGATGGCGTTCACTGGACTCGTCCACAGGTGATCATACCGTTTACCTACAACAATGTCATGGTGGGGTGGACTGCCAGGATGTTGGATGGCAAGGCGCCCAAGTTTATCAGTCACAGTCAGCCCGGATATGTTTTTGGCACAGACTTACAGCACGAAGACTGGCAACATGTGATTGTAACAGAAGGCATATTTGATGCACTCAGTATAGGTGGCTTGGCGGTGATGCACAATACCATAAGTGATCTACAGGCAAGACTGATACGCAGTCTTGGGAGAGAAATAACAGTGGTACCAGACCAAGACACCGCAGGCGTTGAATTAATTGACCGTGCTGTGGAACTGGGTTGGGCAGTGAGCGTACCTGATTGGCCTGCGGGCTGTAAAGATGTCAACGATGCTGTGGTAAAATTGGGTCGACTGGGTGCCTTGCTAACTATAATGCAATCAAGAGAAACCAGCAAGATCAAAATAGAACTAAGGAAAAAAGCACTTGTTAAAAGAATACGGACTTGACGTTCAACGTTTATTTTTAGAAATGATGTTGGAAGATGCACAGAGTTATGTGCGTGTGCAGAACATCTACAACCCGCAGAACTTTGACAAAAGTCTGAGAGCCGCGGCCGAGTTCATAAAAGAACATTCAGACAAGCACAAGACACTGCCGGACCGTACACAGATTAGTGCAACCACAGGCATAAAATTACAAGCAGTACCTGACTTGAACGAGGGACACTTTGATTGGTTCATGATCGAGTTTGAGCAGTTTACCAAGCGCCAAGAACTAGAACGTGCAATTCTCAAGGCTGCAGACATGCTGGAAAAAGGTGACTTTGAGCCTGTGGAAAAACTGATCAAGGACGCTGTGCAAATATCATTGACCCGGGACATGGGCACAGACTATTTTGCAGACCCAGCGGCTCGTATCAACAAGTATTTCAACTCAGGTGGACAAGTTTCAACAGGTTGGCCGCAGATGGATCGACTGCTGTATGGCGGATTCAGTAGAGGCGAACTCAACATCTTTGCTGGTGGATCAGGCTCGGGCAAGAGTCTTGTGATGATGAACATTGCACTAAACTGGTTGCAACAGGGCTTGAGCGGTGTGTACATCACACTGGAACTGAGTGAAGAACTTACAAGTTTGCGAACAGATGCCATGTTGACCAACATGAGCACCAAGGACATTCGCAAGGACATTGACACAACAGAACTCAAAGTTAAACTGGTGGCCAAGAAGTCAGGCAACTATCAAGTCAAAGGATTGCCAGCACAAAGCAACATCAACGACATACGTGCGTATTTGAAAGAGTATCAAATACAAACAGGTAAACGTGTGGACTTTGTGATGATTGATTACCTGGACTTGTTGATGCCTGTGAGTGCAAAAGTTTCACCCAATGACTTGTTTGTGAAAGACAAGTACGTGAGTGAAGAACTGCGTAACTTGGCCAAGGAACTGGGCATACTAATGGTAACTGCAAGTCAGTTAAATCGATCAGCAGTGGAAGAACAAGAATTTGACCACAGTCACATTAGTGGTGGTATTTCAAAGATCAACACAGCAGACAATGTGTTTGGTATTTTTACAAGCCGTTCAATGAAAGAGCGTGGCAAGTATCAAATACAATGTATGAAGTCTCGAAGCTCGACCGGCGTTGGTCAAAAAATTGATTTGGAGTACAACATTGAAACAATGCGCATTACTGATGAAGGCGGAGAAGATGGAGACACTTATTCAAAGAAACCATCTGCATCCATCATGGACTCGATCAAAGCCCGTAGCCAAGTTAGCCCGGCTAGTAGTGAGTCAGACCCTGCTCCATGGGAAAGTGCGGAACCAGGCAAAGTCACAGCAGATGTTCAAAGTGCAAAACTAAAACAACTGCTGGGCAAGATCAAAACTGGTTAAGCTACGGTAATTACAGCAGTCCAAGTGGTCGAACCATCAGTGTTGACATACATGCGATCGTTTGTGGTTGTTCCATCACTGCGCAAGTACAAACTTCCTTTGGCAGCAGCCAAATTGGGCGCACCAGAACCAAAGAATATACCAAAGTTAGTTGTATATGTACTTCCGAACAAGAATCCCTTGCCTGCTAATCCGCCTGCTGGAATCGAAGTCTCAGTAACAGCAAATACTGCACCATCAGTAAGTAAATTTCCACCCTTAACATTACCCACAGCAACCATGGCTCCAGTAGATGTAGTTAAATTACCTGCAATAACATTACCGGTTAGACTGATATTACCAGTAGCGTTAATAAATCCACCAGTAATGTTGCCGGCTGCACTAACTATACCACCAGTTAAAATATTGCCACCGGTGATGTTACCTGGGGCACTAATTAAACCAACAGATGTAGTGATATTGCCATTTGCTGTAACAAATCCACCTATAGTAGCATTACCACCTATAGTAGCATTACCACCAATGGCAATATCACTAGTGATGTTTGCATATCCTTTGATATTTGCACCATTCGGACTAAACACTATTACGTTTGCAGTTCCGCCAATACTGGCCTGCATATTTCCACTTGGCGTTTCAATTGCCATTTCTGTAGTGCCTGAAACAATTCTTGTGCCACCTGCAATTCCAGTCATCAATGCACCATTGCCAATGATGTAACTGCCAGAAATATTAGCACTTGTAATAATATTAGAACCGTTAGTACCACTTGCTAGGTAAGTGGCTACATTTGAGTTTCCATATGCCACTGGCAAACCTGTTAGTTGACTACCATTACCTAGAATGTAACTGCCAGTTATGTTACCAGTTGCACTGATCAATCCACCAGTTAACACATTACTGCCAGTTATGTTACCAGTTGCACTGATCAATCCACCAGTTAACACATTACTGCCAGTTATGTTACCAGTTGCACTGATCAATCCACCTACTCCAATCGATGCCGCACCAAGCGCACCATTGGTTGAAATGTTGCCGCCAATTATGTTACCAGTTGCACTGATCAATCCAGTAACGTATTCGCCCGATGTTGCCCATTGCACAACATTTGCACTACCGGTTATGCTGACAGTAACATTGCTGTTGGCACTTACTCTTACGTTACTGGTTCCGTTGGTAATAGCAGCACCTGCGGCAGCAACAATGTTGGTCAACTGACTGCCATCACCAATGATATAAGCACCAGTTACGTTGCCACCAGCACTTACCTGACCAGCAGTGCGAACATTACCTCCAACTATGTTGGCGGCGGCACTTACAACACCGCCAGTATTTAAATTTCCACCGGTTAGATTGCCAGTAAATGTTTGACTTACAACTACAACATTGCCAACAATATTGCCACCAACATATAGATTGCCGTTGATACCAACTCCACCAGCAACTGTTAATGCACCTGTGGTACTGCTAGTACTGTTTAATGTATTAGTAATAGTTACTGGATTGGTATAATAACTCAAGGGACGATTCAAATCAAACAAAGTAATAGTAGCACCAGCACTAGTGGTAACAAATCCAAATTCAAATGTGCCAGCGGCTGCAAATGTAATCACATTGGCTGAATATCCTTGCACCCCTGTGGTGCCTACGCTGACTGCTGAAGGCAGGGTCATTGTGCGTCCAACGGTGTCAACAACAATTTGCATTCGCAACATACCTGCGGAACCTGCTGCTGGAAAATTAGTAAAACTCAAACTTATATTTCCAGCCATGTAAATGGTTTGATAATGCCCGGCACTGTAGTCGATAGCAATAGAACCCGATGTGGCTGTCAGCAGCACTTGTGTGGCACTGAAATCTTGTATCTTGGCAGCATACAACAAGTTGTCATTCATGTTGTTGTCTAGTGTGGTGCCGTCCAGTGCGGCTTTGAGCAGCACTTTTGACTGCAGATCATTTAGTTCATCCTCTGCGTATTGAAAATTCTGTTTGATATTGGTAAAATTGTCACGCATGCCCTGCGTGTTGTTGCTGACACCTGCTGTGGGGTACAGCCCGTCTATGTTGTTGGGATTGATCTGACTAGTCATACTGGTTCCTTGTATTAGATATTTATTGCAACGGCGATTCCACTAAATAATCCAAAGGCCCTTGAGCAAATGCAAAAGAAAACTAGAAGCATATTAGAAGAACTGGACAGTTTGTACATCGAACGTGATCGCAGAGCCATCATTGAAACTCGCGCCAGCAATCTAATAGAAACAGCCATTCGTTTGCTGGAACAAATTGACGCTGAATTCTCGCCCGATCAAGCAGAGAATCTTCAGCGCAAACTGCTGAATGCAATACGTCAACGAGACACCAGCAAGTTCTCACGGTCCGTAAGGAGAACCAATGCAGATCTTTGAAATCACTGCCAAAAAATCCATACAAGAAGCTGTAAACCCTGGTGCTGTGATTGGTGCACTAGGATCTAAATTGGCTGCTTACAATGCACAACAAGCCGGATTAAGCATGCCAAATGATTCAGCCGGTGGCAGTGCTTACGGAGATATGCGAGCCAAGGCGGCGGCCGCCGCAGATCCCTTGATCAATCAAATGGCCGCAGACGAATTGACCAACTGGAATCGAACCCTGAACAATGCCATGCAATCTGCTGGTGTGAACACCCCCAGTGCATTGCCTCCAGCCACTAGACGAGCAATATCAAACAGTTTTATGGCTAGAGTTTTCCAATATTTTCTTGAAGGCAAGTTAGGCGACAATCTAAATGATTTTCCCGAAATGGTAGATAAAAAATCTAGATCTGAAGCCAATACTTTGTTGACCAAATTAAATGCTGCTGTTAGAGGCATACTCAATTACTACAGTCCCGCAACCACACCAGAGGGCCAATTTCAGCAATGGAAAGATCTTTCTAAAGCAACATACGATATGAGATCCCTGATGCAATTCAATCCTGCATCTGGTTCACAAACACGTCGAATGCAAGTGATGCCACCTATTGTGATAGGGCCGGGCACCACAGGCAGTGTAAAGATTGGCAGAACCACGTTGAATACTTCACCACAACAAACAATTATAGCTCAGTTGATTAGGAAAATACAAGGTTCGCCTACTGCTGCCGCTCCGGTAGTCAGTATAGATCGCAGAGGGGATGTTGCGTTGGACAACATGTTATTGTCACCTGCAGATGCTGTGCAAGCCGAATTGATAAAGATTATCAAATCTGAAATACAAAAGGCCAATCCATGAAAACCCTACGCACACTATTAGAAGGCGGCAATGTATTCAAGGATGCAGAAGGCAATCCACTCACAGGTCGTATCAATCAAAGCGACGTGCCTGCCACTGTGGCCTGGCTTGAACAACTTACCGGTATTGAATTTCCACGAGAACGCTGGCTGGGTTCAACAGGCAAAGCACCCACGTCGGGCGACATGGATCTTGCTGTGGATGCCAATCAAGTGTCAAAAGAGCAATTGGCCGCAAAACTAACACAGTGGATTGTGGGACATAAATTGCCGCCTGCTGAATGGATCAAAAAGGGCGGCGAAGTACACCTGCGCACACCCATACAAGGACGTCCTGACCTGGGCTATGTGCAAACAGACTTCATGTTCTTTCCCAACTTGGACTGGGGCACATTCTACTACAACCAAGGCGCAGGATCAGCCTACAAAGGTATGAATCGTGCTGTGTTGATGAGCAGTCTAGCCAAGCACTACGGACTCAAACTGGGCGCCAATGGTGTGTTCAGTCGTGCTAACAATCAGTTGTTGACCATGGATCCTGATGAAGCAGCACGGATGATTCTTGGACCCGGTGCCACAAAAGACAATCTCAGCACTGTGGAAACCATTTTTGCCGCATTGGCCAAAGACAAGGACCGAGAAGCCAAGATCAAAGACTTCCGTGACTACTTGACCAAAGAAGGTTTAGCGCAGCCTGATGCTGTGACAGAAGATGCAGATACTTACTTCTTGGCCCGCCTGCGTGATAGAATTGTCAACCAAGGCATGCAACCCTTAGTAGAACGTGAAGCGGCCAATCCCTATCAAATTTACGAAGCCGACGAAGGCAATGTGGGTGGTAGAGCCAAGGGCATTGAACACCTGGAAGATCTGGTGTTTCGCAAAGGATCACGTGGTGCTACTGAAGCATTGAGCATACTTGATCAGGCTGCTGCTAGCCCGGGCTCAACAACCAGTGTAAAGTGGGATGGCATGCCTGCTGTGTACTTTGGTCGCAAACCTGACACAGGGGAGTTTGTGCTCACAGACGGCTCAGGTTTTGAAGCCAAGGGCTACGATGGTTTAGCCACAAGTCCCCGAATGATGGCCGACATACAAAACACACGTTCAGGAGATAGATCTGCGCTGATACAAACTTACGCTAGATTGTTTCCTGTACTAGAAGCCTCATTACCTGCCAACTTCCGTGGTTATGTACAAGGTGATTTGTTGTATCAGACCACACCTCCACTAGAAG